CGACCGGCTTGAGGCTGAAGTGTCGTGTCCGATCTACGACAGCGTGCCGATGAACGCCGATTTTCCGTATGTCTCGCTCGATTACGAGATCTCCAGCAATGATGACTTTCTGGCCAGCCGCCGCGACGTCCGGATGTTCTACCTGTCGGTTTGGTCTGACTTCAAAGGGCAGGAGGAAGTAAAGCGCCTCATGGCCGAGATCGATGCAGCGACCCACGAACGACCGTTGCCGCTCACCACCGGGCGGGTTGTGTCGATACGCGTCGAGCGCAAGCAGACCAATCGCGAGCCCGACGGCATCACGTATCAGGGCAGCGTCACCCTCCGAATCATCACCCAGCACTAATTCGATTTATCCACGCCGCGCTGCGGCTTTTCACCTGTCCCAGGAGGACTACCTATGGCTATCAATACCGGCGCCGGCACACGGATCTACATCGGTCCGCGCCTCACCGCCAACCTTCCGGCAGAACATGCGGCCGCTGTCACGCTGCTATCGGCGATCACCTACGTCGAGGTTGGCGAAGTTGAAAGCATCGGTGACTACGGCGACACCATCAACGATGTCAGCTTTGCGGGTCTTGCAGCCGGTCGCGCGCAGCACCTGAAGGGCTTGGCCGATGCTGGCTCGTCCGAGTTGTCAATCGGTTTCGATGCTGGCGATGATGGACAGTTGGCGTTGGTTGCCGCCTTCCAGGACCGCTCCCGCTTCGACTACCCGTTCAAGGTCGTGTACGTCGATGGCGAGACCGATTATTTCGCTGCCAAGGTCATGAGCAACAAGAAGACCGGCATCAGCGTTGAGGGCGTGCTCAAGCGCACGGTAACCCTCGGCATCAACTCCGAGATTTACGAAGTGACCGAGGCGCCCGAAGAGGCGTAATCGACCAGCGTTACGCGATGCCCCGGGTTTGGGGCATCGGTTCAACCTTCCGTTTCGATAAAGAGAACTATCCATGTCCAAGACCAATCACGGCACCGTTGAAGTAACCGTCGGCGAAGAGATTTTCACTCTGAAACCAACTTTGAAAGCGATGAAGGCAATCGAGGGTCGTTTCGGCGGCATTCTGCCCGCAATGCAATCGGTCGGCTCTGCCAACCTTTCGGCGATCTGCTTCATTATCGCGATCGGCACTGGCGTAAATCTGGCTAAGAAGGGCGCCGTCGATCCTATCGAAGAAGCTGTGTTCGAAGCTGGCCTCAGCGAAGTAGGCAGCCAGGTGATGCCTTACCTGTCCGGTTTCCTGAATCCCGCCGGCAAAACCGAGGCGGAGCTCGAAGCTCAGGCCGAATCGGGAAACGAGTAAAGCGCGACCCGAATCTCACGATCGTTGATGAGCTGTTCAACATTGCCACCGGCTGGCTGGGATGGTCACCAAGCGAGGCATGGAACGCCTGCGTTATCGAAATCGTGATGGCCTGGGATTCGAAGCGTCAGTTCCTGATCGACACAAATCCGTTCGGCGGGGGCGGCGACAAGGACAAACCCTCGAAAAAGGTCGTGGCGAAGGAAGTCCGGATGGGCTTCCGGGTCGCGGCCATGAGCAGGAAGCAGGAATAGGCCAAGGCTTGGGTTTTGGTCGCCTCATTGGATGGTGATAGATTGCCGTCATTTCTCAGGGAGTGGAACTGATGGCAACGGCAAGGTGTAAAAAGTGTAATTCGCTGGTCGCTGCGGATGCGAAGGTCTGCCATATATGCGGCGCGAAGATGAAGCGCACCTCTTTGTTGGTCAAAGCTCTGTCCGTTGGATTTGCATGCTTATTCCTGACTACCTGTTATTCGGTGATGAGCGGTCATCAGCGCGCCCCGAAGACTGCGGAGCAAATAGCCGCCGGAAAGCAGGAAAACGCTAAACAGGCCGAAGAGAAGCGCCGGGCGGATAAGGCTAGTGCAGCAAAGGCCGCAGAGCGCTCTAAGCAAGATCAGATTCAGTCAAGGATTTGGA